CCTGTGCGATATGGCGACTCCAGTCGCAATGCACAAACCATCATTCAAGAAAACTCTGCCAGTGCCTTGCCATCAACTCCGCTGATGACTTTTTACATCAACAATCTTGAATACGATCGACCAAGAATACAAGATCCTACCTTTGTGGATAGGTTCTCAGTACGCCAACGCACATACGACACTGCTACAGAATCATACGACACCACACAAGGCAATGCATTTACCATTGAACGACTGATGCCTGTGCCCTACAAGCTGAGTATTACACTGGATATCTGGACATCAAACACCAATCAAAAATTGCAGATACTTGAACAGATTTTGACCTTGTTCAATCCTTCGCTAGAACTGCAAAGCACTGACAACTATATTGACTGGTCAAGTTTGAGTGTAATGTATTTGGATCAGTTGAGTTGGAGTTCAAGAACTATTCCGCAGGGCACAGAAAACCCTATTGACATTGCCAGCATCAAATTCTCCATGCCCATCTGGATTTCATCTCCGGCCAAGATCAAGAAACTGGGTGTGGTGGAACGTATCATTGCCGGAATATTTGACGCACAAGGTGATGCAGCCGATGCCATTACCAACAATGACCTATTGCTGGGAACTCGTCCCATGTTCACACCGTGGGGTTACAAACTGGTTGTGATCAACAATCAAATCCAAGTGTTGCCGGCTAGAACCGTGGTGCCCAATGGCGCTTATGCGGATTTAGATCCCACTGCTATTGTGGCAGATTCGCCACTGCTGTGGCCTGCTGTGATTTCAGCATACGGCGTGTTGCGGCCTGGCATCAGCCAGATTAGATTGAATCGTCCTGTGGACACGCCACCCGACAGCAACAGCCCGCCCATCATTGGTACCATTGTTATCAATCCTGACGATGATAGACTGGTCATATTCACTCCAGATGGGGACACTGCACCACAAAATACTCTCAATCCAATTGACGCAATCATTGATCCCTTACTCAGCGGTCCCGGAGACGGATTGCCCGCACCTGTTACAGGTATTCGTTACTTGTTGACCGAAAGCACTGGCACCTATGACAACGTGGCCAATCCCACAGCATGGGCAGGCACAGCCGGACAGCCGTTAGTGGCCCGAGCCAACGACATTATCGAGTGGGACGGCTCGCGCTGGCGTGTGGTATTTGTGAGTGAAGGAGAAACTGCGGTGCAGTATGTGACCAACATAACTACTGGTACACAATATGAATGGACTGGAGCAGAATGGACCAAAAGTTATCAGGGCGAATACCCAGCAGGCACCTGGAGCCTAGTACTGTAAAAGCCGTAGGCGTTTGGTTCCTGGCCCGTGACACTGGCCGTTATCTATATCTCTTGAGAAATGACGTCAAGCATCCTGGCGCATGGGGCTTGCCCGGTGGCAAAGTGGAAGCAGGCGAAACATTGTTGGGTGGTATGGAACGTGAGTGCCAGGAAGAATTGGGCAGTTTTCCAGACTATCGTCGACTCATGCCGTTAGAAAAATTCACATCAGCAGATGGCATATTTGAATATCACACTTGGGTTTGTGTGTTGGATCAAGAATTCCAACCTGTGTTAAACGACGAACACATTGGCTATGCTTGGATTGCTGTGGGCACATGGCCCAAGCCCATGCATCCTGGATTGTGGAGCACACTGAACATTGATAGTGTTCAACAAAAACTGGCTGCGGTGGAACGAGTAGAGTTGGCCAGTTTATAGTCCGTATCTAAACCTTGTGGAATTGAAGTTTTGTGTTATTTCATCTGTGGTCAATGCTCGACTATAGACCATAACTTGACTGATTCTTGCTGTAGCATATTCACCAGCAATAGGATCTCCTCCAACATAGAATGGCATAGCACTGGCCAACAAGTCAGGAGCATCTGCATCTCTTAATCCTACCTGTGCACCATTTGCATACATCTTCATGTTGTTGGTGCCAGCCTGGGTACCATCATAAACTACACATATATTTTGCCATACGTTAAGTGTTTGCAAATAAAATACTTCTGCAGGATACATTTCAAATTTTTGAGTGGTCAATTTGTAAAACTTTAAGGGTGTGGTTCCTCTGTAGCCCATGAGAACGTAACTATCAGAATTTGCAACAGGATATACCCATATATTCCATGAGAACGCAGTGGATGCTGTTTGTTGTGGAGTTTGATAGGTAAAACTAGTTCTCTGACTTGCACCGCTGCCAAAACTAAAATAACTATCTCTTCCGGCAGCAGTATATGCAGGACTGTTAACCAATGTTCCATTGTTGCCGTTGCCTGATAAATCACTCCATGCAGTACCTGTACCCGGATAACTTGCAGAATTACCTGCGTCTAAAAAAAGTGATAGTCCTGAAGTAACTGGAGGCACCGCTGTGATAGAGACTCCGGGTCCAATGGTAACTCCTGGTCCAATTATTGGCATGTTAGATCCTTCCCACAACAATCTCAATGGTACCAGACACACCATCAAAGTCTTCAAGGGCTTTACCAATCACAGTACCCATGGCAGGGGTGGCTGATGCTTGTGCGTGACCATTGCCTGCTGACACCATCATCGCGCCTTTAGTTACTGGCCCAATTACCAGTGTTGGAACTCGCCCAACGAGAGCAATTGCTGCTAGGTATTCGCCTTGAGCTGTGCTATTCATCAAGTGTGCAGGATTGGTACTAACCACACCTGCTACTAATGCGCTGGCTGCGCTGTTACTGACAGTAACTTCGTGATTGCCGCCAAATTCCAGCACAGTACCTGGAACATAGTCAGCATCGGCCACATACATCTCTGCCAAGTCAGCGTATTGTGCTGATGTGGCTTTGGCAAATATAGTGTTAAAACTGTTAGCACTTGTACCAATGTTACCGACACCGTTGGCTTGACCGTTGGTTATTGGATTGTTGAAAGTAATAACACCAGTGCCGTTGGCGTTGAGAGTGATGTTTCCGTTTGCAGTAGTGTTGATCCAAAGAGCACCAGTGTCAACAATGTTACCTGTTAGTGAGTGATCGCCACCAGTGACGATAGCACCACTTGCTGATATTAATCCACCTGTTAATAAGTTACCACCAGTTACGTTGGCGGTAACTGATACTGTGGTACCTGTATGTGTGGTAGCATTGACGTTGGCTCCGCCTAATACGTTACCACCAGTGATGTTGCCTGTTACTGATACTGTGGTACCTGTGTGTGTTGTGGCATTGACATTGGCACCACCTAGTATGTTGCCACCAGTGATATTGCCAGTTGCTGAAATCAACCCAGCAGTTAAGATATTACCACCGGTCACGTTTGCTGTGACAGTTAATGCACCTAATGTGCCAACGGAAGTAATGTTAGTTTGAGCAGCAGTGGTTAATGTACCCACAATGTTGGTGCCCGACAAGTTGCCGCCAGTGATGTTGCCAGTTGCTGATATCAAGCCACCTGTTAGCAAATTACCACTGGTTGTATTGGCTGTGACAGTTAATGATCCAAGTGTACCAACTGATGTGATATTTGTTTGGCTTGCTGTGGTCAATGTGCCCACAATGCTGGTACCTGACAAGTTGCCACCGGTTATATTACCAGTTGCAGATATCAATCCACCAGTTCTCAAGTTACCAGCATCAACGTTACCAGTTACAGAAACTGTGGCACCTGTATGTGTGGTTGCATTAACGTTTGCTCCGCCTAACACGTTGCCACCGGTTATATTACCAGTTGCAGATATCAATCCACCTGTAAGTATATTTCCACTAGTGACGTTGCCACTTGCACTTACTGCGCCACTTACGTTGGCACCGTTGCTTACTACCCAGGTGTTGCTGGTGCTGTTGTAGGTAAAACTTGCATACTGTGAACCAGCTGGGCCAACTTCAATACCACCGCCATTTGCTGCCGCAGCAGTGGCAGCATTGTTAGCCACATTAATGGTCAAGTCATTGGTTGTGACGTTATTAGAATTGATGTATGTTACGTTACCAGTCACACTCAAGTTACCTTGAATGATAACTGCACCACTAGATCCTGCAGAAGCAGGATCAATTGTGATTATTGCATCAGTTGAGCTGATTGTGTTGCCTGTCAATGACAGTGTACCAGCAGTTAATCCAGTTGTTGCAGTTACGTTACCACCGCTAATATTGCCAGTTGCTGAAATCAATCCACCAGTAAGTAAATTACCACTAGTAACGTTTCCACTTGCACTGTAGCTGGCTGCTTGGCTTCCACCACCAATTGACAACAATCCAGCAGTTAAAATATTACCACCAGTGATATTTGCCGTTACTGATACTGTGGTACCTGTGTGTGTTGTAGCGTTAACATTGGCACCACCTAAGATGTTGCCACCAGTGACGTTGCCAGTTGCTGAAATCAATCCACCAGTAAGTAAATTACCACTAGTAACGTTTCCACTTGCACTATAGCTGGCTGCTTGGCTTCCACCACCAATTGATAACAATCCAGCAGTTATTAAATTACCACCAGTGACGTTGCCAGTTGCTGAAATCAATCCAACAGTTCTCAAGTTGCCGCCATCAATATTGCCACTTGCACTTACTGTTGCACCAGTTACGCCGGGACTAGCACCAGCCAATACAGTTTGTCCGCCTGCAGGATTGGTCATCACAATTGCTGTGGCGTTTGCACTGATCTGGGCGTTGCCTAGATAAATTGTGCTGTTGCTCAACCACAAGTCGTTCCAACGTTGTGTAGAACTACCCAAGTTGTAGGTAACGTTGGCACTAGGCAACACATTACCCTTCATGGTCAATGCACCTTCGCTAAACACAGCAACGTTAGAATTACCGTTGATGGTTATGTTGGCATTGCCATTGGCAGTTTGAATGTCAAGTTGGCTGTTGCCATTTTGTACTCTATCTCCAATGATGTTACCGCTGAGTGTGGCGTTGCCAGTTACAGTTAAGTTGCCATTGATGGTCACGTCAGTTGCACTAACAACCATAACGTTTGATGTGCCGCCAACACCTACAGTAACATTTCCACCTGAACTTACCACTGTGACGTTTGATGTGCCGTTGTTAATGTTGGCAACTGATGTAATAATACCGCTCAATTGACTACCATCACCATAGTAGGTGGTAGCATATACGTTGCGGAACTGTTGTACAGTTGAACCAATGTCGTATGCTGAGTTAGCATTGACCAGCATGCTGCCAGAAATAGCAATGTTGGCAACCACACCAGCAGCAAACGCTGGACTTACAATGTCAACCCAATAGTTGGTTGTGCCGTCGTATGTGTATTCATACAAGATGTCAGTGGTAGTGTTGTACCACTGATCGCCAACTGTTGGACTAGCAGGAGGTGTTGCGGATGCAGTGTAGGTAATACCAAATGTTCTTGGAGTACCGTTTGCATAGTAGAAGTTGTCACTGAGCACACCGCCTGCTGCCACATTACCAGCAGTTGATATATTGCCACCAGTAATGTTACCAGTGGCTGTTATTAATCCGGCTGTGCGTAAATTACCACCCGTAACATTGCCTGTTGCAGATATCAATCCACCTGTCAGTACATTACCACCAGTTACGTTACCTGTAGCACTTGCAGTACCACCTGTGGCCAAGTTGCCACCTGTAACAGTACCGCTCGCACTTAACACACCAGTTATGTACTCGCCAGTTGTGGCAAATACTGCTACATTTGATGTGCCACCAATTCCAATTGCAACATTACCACCAGAACTCACAACACGTACATTTGATGTTCCATTTTGAATGCTTGTAGCATCAATACCAGTAAGTTGACTACCGTTGCCTAAGAAATAGTTACCTGAAATATTACCAGTTGTGGAAATGTTACCTGTGCCAACTATGCCTACAGTGTTTACGTTACCAGTAGAACTTAATGTTGATCCTGTAATTGCACCGCCTGCTGATATTAGCCCGCCTGTTAGAACATTGCCACCTGTAATATTGCCTGTGGCACTTGCGGTGCCGCCTGTGGCCAAGTTGCCACCTGTTATGGTAGCAGCAGAAGTAATTGTACCAGTTGAACTAACTAATCCGCCTGTTAGAACATTACCACCTGTGACATTACCTGTGGCACTTGCTGTGCCGCCTGTGGCCAAGTTGCCACCTGTTATGGTAGCAGCAGAAGTAATTGTACCAGTTGAACTAACTAATCCGCCTGTTAGAACATTGCCGCCTGACACATTGGCTGCTGATGTGATTGTGCCAGTTGCAGAAATTAATCCTCCAGTTAAGACATTGCCACCAGTGATATTGGCTGCTGATGTAATTGTTGATGTGGCAGAGATCAATCCACCAGTTAGGACATTGCCACCTGTGACATTACCTGTGGCACTTGCTGTGCCACCTGTGGCCAAGTTGCCACCTGTGATTGTAGCCGCAGCAGATATTAATCCACCTGTTATAATATTGCCACCAGTAATATTGGCAGCACTTGTAATAGTTGATGTAGCACTTATCAATCCAACGGTTAATAGATTGCCACCTGTGATATTTCCAGTTGCACTTGCTGTACCACCAGTAGCTAAGTTTCCACCTGTTATGGTAACAGCCGAAGTAATTGTACCAGTTGAACTAATTAAACCACCTGTTAAGACATTGCCGCCGGTTATATTTGCACTTGCACTAATAACTGATCCCAACAAACTTGAACCAGTAATAGTACCAGTTGCAGAGATTAATCCACCTGTTAAGACATTGCCGCCAGTTACATTGCCTGTAGCACTTGCTGTGCCACCTGTGGCCAAATTGCCACCTGTTATGGTAGCTGCTGATGTAATTGTTGATGTAGCAGAGATCAATCCACCGGTTAGAACATTTCCACCAGTTACGTTACCTGTAACACTTGCAGTACCACCTGTGGCTAAGTTTCCACCTGTAACAGTTCCACTAGCACTCAACAATCCAGTAATGTATTCACCTGTTGTGGCAAACACAGCTACGTTGGCAGTTCCGCCTACACTGACTGCTACATTGGCATTGGCAGCATAAATGCTGACGTTACTTGTGCCGTTGTTGATATTTGCAACACTAGTGATAACACCACTTAGGAACGCACCGTTACCCAGGATGTAATTACCAGTCACGTTGCCAGTTGCTGACACTTGGCCAGCAGTCAGAATGTTACCGCCTGTGATATTGGCTGCTGACGTAATGGTTGATGTAGCAGATATCAATCCACCTGTTAAGACATTGCCGCCAGTGATGTTTCCACCTGCACTTGCTGTGCCACCTGTTGCCAAATTGCCGCCAGTAATTGTGGCAGTTGCACTTACCAATCCACCAGTTAAGATGTTTGCACCAGTAATATTAGCAGCACTTGTGATTGTTGATGTGGCACTTACCAATCCACCAGTTAAGATGTTTGCACCAGTAATATTAGCAGCACTTGTGATTGTTGATGTGGCACTTACCAATCCACCAGTTAAGACATTGCCACCAGTAATATTAGCAGCACTTGTGATTGTTGATGTGGCACTTACCAATCCACCAGTTAAGACATTGCCACCAGTAATGTTAGCAGCACTTGTGATTGTTGATGTGGCACTTACCAATCCACCAGTTAAGACATTGCCACCTGTGACATTACCTGTGGCACTTGCTGTGCCACCTGTGGCCAAATTGCCACCTGTGATTGTGGCTACAGCAGAGATCAATCCACCTGTCAACAAGTTTGCACCTGTAATATTGGCTGCTGATGTAATAGTCGATGTGGCAGAAACCAATCCACCAGTTATTAAATTACCGCCTGTTATGTTACCTGTGGCACTTGCTGTGCCACCTGTGGCCAAATTGCCACCAGTGATTGTGGCTGCGGCCGATATTAATCCACCTGTTACCAAATTGCCAGCAGTGACATTGCCGGTAGTACTCAAACTAGTACCAGTTGCAGCACCAATATTAGGAGTAGTTAGATTTGCACTGGCTTTAACAATAATATTGCCGCCACCATCAAATGCTGTTGTGACGCCATCTACCAATGCACTAAACACCGAGCCAGTTAAACTTATACCTGCTTGAGTATTGGCTGTGTAACTGCCTGCACCAGAGAACTGAACAAACGTAATGGCAGTGGTACCAACTACAACTGGAGCATTGGTGGTACACACCCATCCTGTATCACCATTTGTTGTTCCATATTCAACAAACGCAAACGCACCGGGTATTTCAGCCGGTGCATTAAAATCAACTGCACGAGTCAGTATAAACGGAGTACCAGCAC